CGTCCAGGTTGATGACCCGAGGCTTCAGGTGCAGATTGTAGTGCTCCAGAAGCTGCCTGGTCGGAAACCGCGCGACGTGACCGCGTGGGAAGTACACCATGTACCCGGCAGGCTCCTCGACCATCTCGCGCTTCCACTCGTACTGATCGCGCGACTTGGCATTACCCTTCTTGGTCAAGACGAGACGCACCTTTTCCCGCTTGACCGTACCCTGCAACTCCCGCACCACAAACGAGAGTCGCGCACCGATCATGTTTGCCGTCATCATGTGACGTTACTCCTGTGTTTGACTCAAACGCTAGTTGGTGAGGAAGGCATGCGTCCGGTAGTTGCGCCATGTGCAGAGTTGACCTTCCCACACGACACGACGACCCGTAGCATCCATCGACCACGGTGCAACAAGCTGCTTGATCTTCATGTTGACACCACGCAGCACATGCAGCGTCATGTAGCCGTCGTTGACGAAGTACGCCTGGTTGGCGTTCAGCTTCTCGTCGAACAACAGCGGAATGCCGTTGTGGGTTGTGCCGACAATCCCCAGATTGACAAGTTTCTTGCCTGTCCCCGTCGCATCCAGGTCGATGTGCTGCTTGTCGCGGGCCGCAGCCTTGTGCATTCTGTAGATGTTGCGACCGGCAAAGATGACAGTAGGCTGCGGAGAGCTTTGGCCGTCTGTTGACCGATTGAGGTCAAGTTCGGTGATGTCATCGAATGCCTCCTCGATGTTTTCCGGCGTGAGCGTCCCCGTGAAGTCGTACGCCGACGTTCTCCACTGGCTCTCCGTTGCCATGCTGATGCCACCAACCGAGCCGCTGGTAGGATCAACCGGAATGAGATTGCCGAGACCGTTTGGGTCGGTTCCAGCACCCACACTCGTATGGTACATAGCGAACTGACGAGAGATGGACTCATCCAAGGCCATGATCTTGCCCTTGATGATCTTGAAAATCGCCGCACGACCCTGGTTCTCGTCCTCTTCCTGGTCGGAGATGATGAGCGATCCGACGACCCGTGACATGAAGTGATTGACCGTCACGAATTCGTTAGTCTGGTTCACCGGTACAGTGTCGTAGTACTGCATCGATGTCACATTGGGATTGAGACCAGTAATCAGCGGATTGCTGATCTGCGGGCCGCCATCCTCGACCACCACACGCTTCTTCGCATGGAGGTATGCGCTGACTGTACCGGAAATCGCAGATGCCATAATCAGCTTGGCGCGGCTGCGAGTCAACATAGCGTTGACAACCGTATCAAGTGTTGCCATTTTCTAGCTCCTGCTTGTCCTCACGAAAGTGGGGATGTGTGACTCAAACACCCAAAGCGTCGAGTGTCTCCCGAAGGATCGAGTCGTACGATTGGTTTACTGGTGCCATGTCGCCTTGCCCAGCGAACGAGGGTGCTCCGCGTCCGGTCGGCATTACTCGTCTTGCCTGCCTCACCTGCCGGTTGCCGTTCTGAGATGTCAACCGCATGTGGTTCAACTGTATTCTGGCCCATACTTCACTCATCGACATATGCTGGAACTGAGGCTGGCTCAGAACAGCATGGAAGATGGGTATGTACTCCCTCGCTGAGGGGTTCTGAATGAAGAAACCTTGAACTTCACGCTCCGTCTCCTGATAGACACGTTGCGCCGTTTCCTGCTGCTGCTGAGTTTGCTGCTCAGCTTGCATACGTTGCTGTAATGGCGTCAACGCACCCCTAATCTCGTTCTGCACCATGCCCATGAGAGCATGAGTGTCCACACCGCCAGGCGCAATGCCGATCTTTGTCACATCAACGCCAGCAGCCGCAGCCATCGTCAGAATGCGCTTGAGCGCACTCACAGGGTCGCGTTTTGCCTCAGACGCGATCTGCATTGCCGTAATAGACTCAGAGTCGTCCAGCCCAAGACGTGCCGCAGCCGTGTTCCTGTCGTTCAGCTGAGCCGTTAACTGTTCCACACGCCCATGAAACTGCTGCCCCAACTCAATAGCGCGGTTCAGACGCCCAGACAAGTCCTGGGACCGAATCTGCTCCGTAGCAAGCTCGCGCCTCGAACGCTGCGCCTCTTGGTACATGCGGGCTTCAAATCCCGCCTTGGCGACGACCTTCCCATCAGGTCCAATGAGGTTCCCACGCTGATCCGCCTGTACTTCCGCACCACGCGGCAACTGTCCAGGCTGTTGCTGTCCAGGCTGTTGCTGTCCAGGCTGTTGTTGTCCAGGCTGTTGGCGTTGCGGTTGCTGCTGTCGAGCCTGCCTGCGATCCTCGTTTGACTCAAACGCTTCGCCGCGTGATCGTGGCTCTTCTATCTCACCGTAGTCTTCGCCACCTCCAAACTCTTCTCCGCCTTCATCACCGCCAAGATCAGCCTCGTCCATTCCGAGGTTATCCAGCACCATATCCATGGCGCTCTCTGAACCACCGTCCAGGTTCCGTTCCGTCATTACACTTCTCCTACTGCATTGGGTTCAATTTGGCTAGTGGGGACTTCTTGGGTAGTATCGGTGGCGGCGCCTTTGGCGGAGCAGCCCCACCACCAGACGGCGGCGGTGCTGGCCCAGCCGGGGGCGCGCCTTGTTGGGCATTCTGCGCATGCAACTGTGCAACATGCTGTAGCAAGTAGCTCATAATCATGTGCGGATCAGCGCCCGAGTTCTTCATCTGCACAACCTGTGCCTTGACATCGGGCGGAATACTAGCAAGCAACTGCTCAATGTTCTGCCCAGGCATCGTACCTGGTCCCTGTGTCGGGGATGGTGTAGGCGCTCCTGGCGTTCCAGCATCCGCACCACCTGGAGGCTGATCTGCGGGCACGTTTCCACCAGGCTGTGTTCCACCAGCCGAGCCAGCACCCTGACCAGTCTTTGCCGTAATCTCCGCATCGATTGCTGCCCAATCCTCTGGCTGGATCACAACCTCTGTGAATGCCTGTTGCAGCACCTTCAGCATCACTTTCAGCGTCGCGCCGGGTGCCGCTTGCGCAAATTGCCCAACGGCCTGCGCAATCTGAATCGCCTCCTTCTTCTTGAATATACTATTCGGCTTCTCCATGCTACCAGCAACGATTTCCATACTGAACGTACTATTCAGCATCGCAACAGACATTTGCTTGTAATTCCGACCCAACGCAGGCCCAATGAGCCCAATCACATCCTCCACGCTCATGTACTGCACACACATTTCGGCGAGTGAAATCGCTATGTCAGCAACAACATCCTCCACAACGTCAACCTTCGCCCCAACCGATAGCTTCATCGACTCCTGATACGTGTTGACGGCATCTTCGTTCGTGTTCGTCTTGAACTGAACACCGCGCAACGCATCGCTCGTATTCGTGATACGGTTGATTGAGTCAAACAGGTCTTCTTTGTTGAACAATTCCTTGTACGCATCCATTCGAGGATACAACGACTCGAAAATATCCGAAATCTTGCCTTCACCGGCTTTGATGCCACAGATATGTTTCAGGTCACTTCCGATGCTTTCCCCACGAATGCCGTTCAGCATCTTCTCGACCTGATCGCCATCCACCTTGTCCGAATTGTAGAAAAAGAAGTCAAACACAGACGTTCGCATGCGTCGCAGCTTGCGATTGATTGTGTTGATTTCGTCTTGCTGATCCAAATAGTATGCAGTCTCGCCCACACCGACTGTTCCGCCGGTGCTCATAGTGTAACCAATAATGAAATACGGAAAAAAGCGTGTGATGTGCAACGGATCATCCCACACCCACAAGGGCCATTTCCAATCGTCACGATGGAACAGCATAACGCGATGCGTCAGCTTGTCCCAGACCAAATAGCACTCTGTCGTATACATTCTCAAATACGCAGTACGCTCATCATCCGTATGATGTGCGCTATCCACAGCGTCTTCCATAGCCTGCTGCACAAACCCCAACCCGTCATCACGCTTGCCGTCAGACGTGTCGAATGAAGCCTTGTGCGTAGGCTTGTAAATAAGAACACGCGCGCCACAGTCGTAATTGCTCGATCCAGGGTCGTTTGACTCAGACGCAGATTCTGGATCGGGCTTCGTGAATCGCTGTGTGAGCATTGCAGTCGGCAAAAAGACACGCTCAGCCATCCACTCAGCATCCGTGCCGTCCTGCAATT